TTATAACGACATCATCCCCTTCAAGGAATACAATCCCGATATCCGGGATAATGTTCGGCGAAGAAACTATATCATGTAGCGGATGCCGCATGGGGGCCGGCGTAAAAAGCCCCCGCCTCCACCCGTGTCTCTCTTACCTTCCACGGGTGACAAAGGTGCCACAACACCACGGCAGGGGCAAATATGCCTCTCACGGTGTTGTGGCACCAGTTGTTTGTAAGAGAGATCACAAAGCTATAAAAAACATCGGATATGTGCAAATCGGAAATTTTCAACCGGGTATTGGATGTCGTGTCGCAACAGACCGAGGTTTCCCGTGAACAGATTTTATCTCGAAGTAAAAGCATGGAGGTCGTGGATGCACGATGTATTTTGTTTCGACTTTTACAAGAACAAGGGTTATATCCGGGGCAGATTGCAACACAGGCGAGGAAGACCCCGGCAGCTATACGCTATCTTTTGTCGCATTTCGAAGATCGGGTAAAATCGAACAAAATGGTGAAAATATATTTGCAAAATATCAGAAAATGCATCGGAAACAGCTGATTGGCATTCAGTCGGTAAGTAGTGATATTTGTGGTGTAGTTCAAATGCTACCTCAATCGCCGAAGAGGTAAGAGGCGGATTATTCACAACAAGTTATGGATTCCAACTTAACGACTGCCGATTTTTTGGCGTTGGAAAATCGAGGATTCGGCCGTGGTTACGACGACTACGGCTGTCGTCGCCACGGTGCCGCTACGACGGGTATCGGTCTCGCGGCCGGCCTGGGCGGAGGCGCCCTGCTGCTGGCCCTTGCCGGACTTTGGGGCGTAAACCAGGCGTCGAAGGCTCGCCAGAAAGCCGCTGAAGCTGCGGCCGCCGGCAACAAGAGTGCCATCGACATCCTCACGTCGCAGACGCTTGTCGAGCGTCAGTCGCGCGAAACGTGGCAGAACAACCATGCGCCTACGATCAGTCAGTACGTCGATGTACGGGCAGGTGCCGGGGCAGGTGCCGGGGCCAATGCCCTTGCGACTGCCGAGGCGTTGTCGATCATCGCCAACAGTGGACGCAACGGGCAGGTATGCCCGCAGCCTGTGGCACTGTATCAGCCGGCGATGCCGTGCTCGTGCAACACGTGCGGTAATTAAACCGCGCCGGGGAGGCGGAAACCGTACGATCTCTGCTTCCCTTCTTTTTATCGACTTTTAAAATAGTATCTATATGTTTGGCAAGCCGCAGATCGACCTTACACAGATACGGGCAACATCGAAATTATCATTGAAGATGTCATGTCTGGCAGCATGCGGGAACGATGTGGATAAGGCGGAGAAATTATATCGGTTCATCGCCGAGGATCTTTCGAACCTCCCTGATATCGATCCCGCAAAAGCTTCCGTAGTGGAGCAGATAAAAACAGGTGCAAACGATTTGTTCGGATGGATCGGCGAGCATAAAGGCGATATCATCGAAGGGTGGAATTTCCTCCAAATGATCCGCGGCGGCGCGCCGCTTCCATTGGCTTCGGCTCCCCCGATTGATATTCCGCCAATTCCGGATAATCAGTAACAACCGCTATGAAACCCTATAAAATCGAATTCTACATATATGCCGAATCCGAGGAAGAGGCCCGGGAGGTAGAACGTGCTGCACACGCTTTTGTATCCTCCAACTATCAGCAGGGGATAATCGTATCTGCTCGGAAGCTGATCGATGCCCTCAGTAGATTCAAAGACAACTTTTTCGTTAAAACATTTTTACGATGAACGAACTATATAAGCTTATTCTGAACGTGCAGGAGATTGTCAAAGCCAACAATATGTTCCTGCAATCCTTCGAACAGCGTATCGCTGCGATGGAACAAAAGATCGCTGCCATGGAGAAAAACATGGTGCTCGAAATACCCGACTCCGAGCCTTACACTCCCGGCGCGGAAGAAAATCAGATGTAGTAGGGGTGAACCAAAAAAAACATATTATGAGTTGTAACAAAATTCCCGCGGCAGTCATCACTCCCGTCCTTGCGGCCGGGGCTGTCGCATCGCCGTATTTCGTGGCGGTAAACATTTCGCAACGGCTGTGCACTCCGACCTGTGCCGGGAGCACCCCCGTGTTCGATCCGAAATTTTCATTGAAATCCGTGGCACAGGTAGGGGCGGATCAGTACATGGCGACGATTCACGTTGAGGGCATCATTGCCTACGTTCCGTGTAACGGAGGTTGCAATTGCACCAAGCAGCAACCGCTTTCGCAGGATTTCACGATTCCGATTCAGGCATCCTCCGCCCCGACGGTAACAATCGAGGCAGGCGCGGCGACGAATGCTGTGGCAGCGGCTCCGTGTCAAGTCTGCTCGCGGGCCTTCGTTTCGGAAACGCCGCTGGCGATCACTGTGGCAACATCAACCCCTGCGTGATGATTACCGGGATAGTCGTAGCAACAGTTTCTATGATCGTGATCGCTTTGGCGCATCATATGGGATTTATCGAGAAGGCATATGCTGTCTGCGGCGACATTGCCAAGTGTCCTATGTGTTGTTCGATGTGGGGAACACTCGTCGTGTTACTACTCTCCGGTCACGACTTCATGGAGGCTGTTGCGCTATCCTTCATCGTCGCATATTTATCCAACTGGTTCGGATTGCTGCTTGCGTGGCTTTCGATAAAATACGATGTAATATGGCAAAGAGCAAACCGGAGCCCCCGAAGCAGGGGCAGGAGCAAAACACCCCGGCCGGGACGAAAATCACCCGGCCGAGAATAACGAGAACGATTTACAAACCGATACCTCGCTTTAACAGCGGGTGTCACAACTGCTGAAACTATGGAAGAGATGCAAAGCAGATTCGATGAATTGGTGGCAAAGATCGCCGCATCGAAAGACCCGGACAAAATGAGAATGCTCATGTGTGCCGACGCGTGGGGATTCAAACAGATGGCAACCATGCAGCCTAAAATGGCCCAGAAATGGCTCGATAAGATCGAAGCCTCGGAGTGGCATAACTATCTTTCGCCCGAGGAGGCGGAGCAGGTGGTCTCGGGGCTTGTCAACCAGAGCGGAACGAAAGGCCCCAAATGGCCGATGCCGCAATTCGAGGCGGTCGTAACGTCCCTTGGTAGCCAGATGCAGGAAGCGCCGTATTACAATAAATACGCGCTGTGGGTGACAGCAAATATGATCTACTCCGATCATGCTAAATCGCTTTCAGAAGTTGTGTCTGAGGCTGACATGCCGAAGGTCGTCTATAAAATGGCGGTCGAAAAACTGAAAGACCCGGATAGGCCGCGGTTCGCCAGGCCTTATTTCGGGCTATAAGGCGATAGGATATCGTTTTGCGGCGGTGCTTCTGGCATCGTCGTTTTTTTTGAACCCGTTTTATTTCAGAATCGTTTTTGTGTCTGGCGTTTTTCGAAAGCGTTTTTGCCGGTGAAAATTTCCAGACCGTTTTTTCTGTCGGAATTTTGAAACCGTTTTTATCCGGCGTTTTCCCAAATTGTTTTTTCTGTCGGAATTTTGAAATCGTTTTTCTCCGGCGTTTTTTCGAAGATGGTTTTGCGGCAAAATTTCAAAACCGTTTTTCCCTAACAGCTTTAGATTGTTCTTTTGGTTTAGATTATTCCGAGGAAAAATACCGACAGAATGATTGAAATTGTTCTATTGGTTTTATTTTGTCGTCTCAGTCGATTGCCGGGCGGATGCTGATGGCGGTATCGTGACCCGTGATATAATATATAATATTGGGAGTTTTAGATTTGCTATATTGACAATAAAGTTGTATTTTGTAGTAACGCCCATATTCTTTAACGTAGTATCTATCCTGGACGCAGGCATTCACCCCCGGCCTCCTGCGAAGGACAGCCGGGGTTTTCTTTGATTGGGCTACGAATGTTGAGGTAAACGGAATTCGGGTTGCTGTGAGTACGAAAAGCAGCTGCGCGGGCTGCGAATGCGCCTACGAATGTCCGCGGCTGCGAATCCCTGCGAATGTGGCCAGGGTGAAAAAACTTTGCGAATGTGACTGCGAATATCTTTGCGAATGTCCGAGGCTCTGCGGATGCTCGCAACTTTGCGAATGTCGCTGCAAACGTTCATGGCTGCGAATGTCGCAAATTTTGCAAATATTCGCGACAAAAGCGGCAGCGAACCCCGGGCATGAAAAAAGCGGGGAATTTCCCCGCCTTTCTGTCCTTTCCTTTGGGGTTATGCTTTCATTTGTGGCTTGGATCAATAACCCGCCCAGCGTTCAACGTCATTTTGTTGTACTCCTCAAACGGCATAATTACGACGCCTATGCCGTCGGCCTGGGCGGCGATCACTATTTCGGAATCGTTTACGACAGTATTAAAATATTTTTCTATGTCGTTTTGCAAGTTTTCTAGATTCGTTGTTATCATAGTTTTGCCGTATTTTTCATATATTTGCTAATTCCCGCCCCATTTCCCGCAGGGCGTCTAATATATCCGCTTCCCGTTGTTTGGATGGCTTTTTCGTGCCGTAAATGTATTTAGATAACAACGATTTATGTATACCTATCCGTCGCGCAATTTCTGATACATTCAACCACGGGAACCGATTGAACGCCCGCGCTATCGCGTTGTCTGGTTCCGGTTCCGCGGTTTCGTAAAAATTCGATATATGTATATCTTCATCAATTTCCGGCCATCGGATCGCGTCCCCATATTTATTTATAGTATATTTCGCGCGCTGTTCGTCGGTGGCTTCTTTGAGTGCTGGAAACGCTTCCAAGGGACGCGAATAGATTTTGCCCGTATCGGCCGCCATATATATACGGCCGCCTTCAAACTGTATTTTCGAAATTCGTTCCATGTTATTAATATTTATTTGTCAAAATATTCGTACCATTTAGCGATAATTTCCGCCTCATATAGTTCTATAATTTCCAACGCCCGGCGCATATCGTTTGCCTTTATTCCACGGTTGTATATTATTTTACGGGTTGATATTTCTACTTTTGCATCGTTCCCGCCGTGCTCTATATGTACATGTATCGGTAAATGCTCGTCCGAATAGAAATAGAATCGAAGCCCGAATATTTCTAAAATTGTAGGCATGTTTTTTCATTTATTTACAACAAATATAGGTCTAATATTTGAGACCCGCAAATAAAACGCCGATTTTCTTGTATTGGTATATATCCGGGTAAAAAATTTCGCAAAAAAATCCGAAAAATATTTGTTTGTTCGAAAAATGGTTGTATCTTTGCAATGCTTACTTACTAATGATAGGTGCAGCGGCACCGAATCAAGGTGCATTTTTTATGCACATCGCGAAATATTAGCGGCGTTCACCCCGTGCGTTTGTTGTAATGGCAGCGCAACCACCTATCAAAGTGAGTAAGCAGCGGGTAAGAGGAACGCCGCTATTTTTGTTCCTCAAAAAATAGCTTACTCACATCATGAAAAACCAATCGAACAACGCGGCTACTGCTGCGAACAACTCCAACAACTGGAAGAACGAAGTAAATGAAATCCGGGCACGTCTGGAAGCCGTTAAAACGCGGTCGTGTTGGGATCGAGGCGTGAAAGGTTTTGCGCTCAATCTGCTGAGAAGCTACATAGACATTTGCGAGTATTGCGATAACAACGGCCGACCAATTCCGGAACTCAATGAAGAAACATTATTAAACGGTGCGGACGACTGGAACGCCTATTGTTATGGCGGGGGCGCGCTGATCTACGACGGGGATATAGCAAAAAACCTCTGCACTCCCTCGGAGTTAAAACGCACCGACAACGGCAACAAAGCCCCCAACGATCGGGAGGGCTGGCAGGACGTGCAGGCCCGCGCGTATTTCCAGGCATATAGAATGTTAATGTCTTGTATTTGCTAACCCCCGAAAGCCATGAAAACAAGAAAAGAGGCCGCCCGTGAATTATGGGCAATATATTGCGCCTACGAGGTGCACCCCGTGAAACTTGCTACAATTTACCGCCGCATTTGGTTCGATGGGTCTAACTGGAGGCTGATAGGATACGCGCACGATTATATAGCATAATAACCCCGGAAATAATGAATCAGAATTATAAACTTACATTGTATGCCGTTCAGGTATACGGCGTGCGGCTCTCAGACTACCACGAGCCGCGACCCGTTGAAATACTATGCAACAGCGAAGAAGAACGAAATACAATTCGGGAAAGGGCAAAAAATGGTAACCTTTATGACGAATTTAATTGCTACTATATCAGTGAAGAAGAGGCGCGCCGCTCGATAGATTGGGCATTATTCATACTTAATATAATATACTCGAACCATGAAAAGCACTAACAATACCATAAAGGCCGCCGCGCTGGTGGTGCTCACTGCCTTTTCCTGCTGGCTTCTGTTCCGCTTTACGTTACGTGTGGAAGCAGTGCACCAAACGAACACGGGCTATATTGTCGAGGTTTCCGCACTTGGGCGAATAGATATACACGAATGTAATTAGTATCTCTTACCTTCCACGGGTGGCGCCATATG